TATGAGCAGTACCATCAAGAAATAAATCTTTAAACTCTAGTGAGCTAGTACCTAAGTCAATATCTGAATCAGTAACAGGAACAATAGCTCCGTCTTGAACGCGTATTTGTTCTACAGCAGCACTAGAAACTTCTACATAAAAACCTATGCGATTGTTAGTACCGTCTACTTCAACTTTGTTTAAAAAATCAAGGTCGCCAATTTTAAAAATATTACCACCTTGTGCAGTAGTTCCATCATGCCTATGACCAGTAGAATCTGCACTGGAAGCTGAGTATGCAAAAGTGTTTACTAATTGGTTGTATTCGTTGTTAAACAAAGATGCTGTAATAGTATCGCCATCAGCTATAGCACTCTGTCTTGTATAATTCTGAGCCATTTATTATCTCCTACCTGCTGGCATGTAATCTATATAAACACCATTAACAGCGAATGCCGCTAATTGATCATCAGTTGTAATTTTAAAACTACAAGTATGTCCTGAACCTTCTAGAGTAATACGCTCCATAGGATCTTTAGTTGCGCCAAATTTAGAATTATTAAATATAGCAGAGCCAAACAGTGCTGGTAATGTAATACCAGTAATTACAAAAGGTTCTGGTTGGGGTACAGCAATATCGTGATAATCAAATTTAACTCTGAAGCTAGGCAGTACAGCCCCTTCAGGACTAAAAGAAACTTTTGCATATTTTAAAGTTTTACGTGTTCCAACATCACCAAAATCAAAATCAGTTGTTTCATATACAGCAGCAATATTTGTAGCCTGTCCCGCACTATAAAAAGAATTACCTATGTCGTGATTATAAATATAACCATCTTTATCAGCATGATATATTTTTTCTATACCATCTATGTTTACGCCTGAAATAAAGCCTAGTGCTTGTATTCCTAATGTTTCTGACCATGCAAAACCTTCTGAAGTAAAAGTACCAATAATACCTTTAGCAATAGAGGGGGTTTCACCGTTTTTACTATAGAATAATCTGTATTGTGATTTACTTCGTAGTACGCCACTAGTTACGATAAAATTTGAGTCTCTAGAAATAGCAGAAACAATTTTTTGAATAGGTCTGCTTACTGAACTTAACTCTATGTCACCAATACGAGCTGTACCTGCAATAGTACGAATACCATCGGGAGCAAGAAATAGAATATCACCACCTACTTCTTGAATACTCCCACTATCTACACAGCCTACATTAGTTGTAATAGGTACAATAGCAACATTAGTAGCATCATTTATGTTTACAAGTTTATGTATACTATTTTTACAAAAAATAATTACGTCACTTCGAAAACTAGCTAGGCCTACAACAGCGTCTGATAGAACAATACTGCCTGAACCACTACTAGTAAAACTATCAATATCATTTGTACCACTATAATACACTGTGTTCTTAGCGGTAGACGCACCAGCAACTACTAAATGTTTATCATGTATAATACCAAAGGCTGGGCCTGTTGTGCCGCTAACTGTTATTTCCTTAGCAAAAAATGTACGGCTTTCTAAACCACTTGTTCCTGTCATCTGGAATAAAAAAGGCTCGTTAACACCATCACATATTACAATTTCGCCATAGTCTGAAGTACCTTCATAGATTGCAAAAGTGCAACGCCCTTGAGAAGTACGAGCAGCGGCTGAACGTCCTGTAAAAGCTGTGTAATTATCTCCACCACTAGCAACACTGGCTTTATTAATCTGTAGCCAAGCATCTTCACCATCAACACTAAAAAATATATCAGTGCCTGAACATACAATAATGCCATCAGCATATACTGCCATACCAAGATTTGTTTCAGAGCTATTAGGTTTAGTATCTCCGAAGGGTGTAAAGCCGTTTAAGCGTCTATAACCACCATCAGGATCTACTTCAAAGTTTCTTAAAGCTGTAGCAAAGCCCGGTTGAGCCAGCATCTCAAGTTGATTTAAGTTAACGTTTAAACCACCTTTGCAAGAGTAACCCCAAGGTTGAGACATTAAACAAACCTCACACGGTCATCTTTTAAATAAGTAGGTTCAGGAGACATCAAGCGTATCTTCATAAGTTTTAAACTTCGCTTGTAATCTTCAAGAGCAAAAGCTGCTGCCTGTGAGTTTTCTTTAAACTGATGCATATAATATCTAGCTCTTGCCATAAGCACAGTTCTATATAAATCTGGAAAAACTATGGTATCTCCATAAGCAGCAAGTTCTGTAGGTAAGTCATAAGCAAAGTACCAGATTTTATATACTTTATCTGGTATGGGGCTTAAGCCAAAATTACGTCCATCAGGACTTTTAATTATTCTACGAGGAACTCCATACTGTTGAGCATCGGCATCATCATTATTTTCTGATAAACGATAAAAATCTTTCCATTCTTCTGTCGTAGTAAATCTGAGATTGCGTGTCTCATAAGGAGCAGTTTCACCAGATACACCTACAGTAGTTAAATAGAAAGTGTCCCAATCCACAGAACCATAGTCGGTAGTGAGATTAGAGCTGGCAGGTTTTAACTCGTACCAGCGTTCACCCTCTACAGAGTCTTGAGATACATTTCCATATATAGGGTTTGTAGTACCGCTTTCCGCAGTTGCCAAGAAAGGCCACTTAGTTTCTTCTGTAACAATGTCTAAGTATGATCTATTAATAAGATCTTTAGCATGTTGCTGCACTCCAATAGCATCAGCAAAGTTTGCAGCAGTTAATGCAACTTCATTCATTTCACGTAGAAGCTCATTAGTCAGTGTTAAAAAGGTAGCCATTATTTACTTCCCTGCTTTTATTTGAGCTTTTTTAGATAAGTCTTTTTTATGAAATAACTTAACGCTTGTTTTACCGTGTGTTTTTCCTGTGTGCAAAGAACCGTCAGGCATTTTATGAGTAGTACCTTTATGCTCAGTACCGTCCTTTTTAAAATGCTTTACACCTTTCACTTAGAAGATACGCTGTTATTCATACCTGCTTTGGCAGAACACATTTTCTCCAGTTCAGAAATACTAGCGTTGCCTTTAGACATCATCATACCACCCTGCATTCGGGGAGTTCGCATCTGCTCATCCATCATACTTTTATTTTTCATATCCATAGGTGATATATTAGTACCATATCCACCACCCATATAACCTTGTTTTTTATTCATTAACCTTGCTCCGTTGGAAAAGTTTTATTAACTGCTCTGTCACTTTTTTGTTCAGAGCTTTTATTAAAAATCTTATCGTAGTTTTCTTTGTATAAAGCTACGTTTGCACCTTTACGCATTCTACTGCCTTTACCAGCTATGGTTTGGCGCATCATTAAAGGTTTTTCATCTGAACCCATTTGAGGCATTTTTAACTCCAATAACTATTAACAGGGTTTAGCTTTGGGCATAGCATCTTTTACCTTACCGCCCTTTTTAAACCCTACCTTTATTTGTGGTACATTTATTATATTATTTGTTTGAGCTGAAGAGGTAGTATTATATAGCTCTTCAACATCTAAATAACTTGCTGACTTTTTTGATAACTGTGAATTTACTTCAGCCACCGCTTTTTTTATCATCTTACTTATATTACCCACTAACTTCTCCGTTCCTCAGTTAAAAATTGGGGGCCTTTTACAGCCCCCGCACTATTTAGTCGATACCGTAGAAAGCTGAAACCAGAGCGTCTGGTCGCAGTACTTTAGCACCGTAAACGTGTAGACCACGTACAATATCACCGAAGCTATCTGGATCACGGATGACCTCAGTGCTAGTGATAGTCTGAGCAGTAGCAGTAGCTGACATGTGACCAGCCATACACTTACCAGCAGCATTAGATGCAGCAGCAATGTTGTTAGACTTGTACATGTTAAAGCCACGAAGCTTACCAGAACTTACCAAACCATTACGGATTGAACCCTGACCAGCGTTGTAGTCTACAGACAATAGCTTGGAGCTAGAGCTGGAAAGTACTTCATAGAAATCAGGAGAAGCTACAAACCATCGGCCTTCTTCAGGGATGTTTTGCTCATCTAGCAAACGTGCCATATGTGCCATAATGTCTAGAGGGTCATGCTCATCTGAAGCAAAACCGATGTCTAGATTACCAGTACCGTCGAAAGTTCCGGCAGCAAGGTCAGTAGCACTGTCAGAACCGAGGATATGGTTAGGACTAGAGGCAGATACGCCAGAGAACATAGAGGCTAATACACCTGCATCAAAAGCATCACGCAATGCGTAAGCTGCTGAAGAGGTTGCTACGTCACGGAAGTTAACGTGAGACATATTAGTTTCAATGTCGTCTACGATAAACTTAAATGCGTTAGCTGTATCAACAACCAAAGTTACTTCTTGGTCAGTGAGTTTAGTAGCGGTAACATCCGCACCACGTTCATACTGATAAACAGTAATTTCGGGTTCTTTAATGATCCGTACACTGTCACCGAATGCAGCAATATCGCCAGCATAGTCAGTGTTAGTGATTGCTTCAATTACAGAAGACTTACGGAAAAAGTTTAGTACCTGTTTGGAATAAACTTTAGGTAGGAAAAACGAGTTAGTTTGTCCTGATACACTGTTGCCAAAGTTAGCGTTAGTGTCTGTTGATGGTTCAAAAAACTGATCTGATTGATTATAAGCCATAGTTAATATTTTCCTTTAAAACACAATTTTAATTATGGTACTACGCGGCCTTCGATCATCGCCTGTTTAATATCTTCTTCGAATTTATCAAACTGATCTAGGGACATAGCACCTATTTCCCGTTCAGTCCAGACCTTAGGTTGACCAGCATCTACAGTTGTTGTTTTGGTTGAAACCATATCTGCTGCTGAACCTCGCGGTTTTTTACTAGACTGTTGTTTTTGAGCCATGCCAGTTTCAAGCTTATATAAGTCGATAGCTTTTGAGGCTAGTGAAACATTATCAGGATTATTATAAATCCAATCTTGTATTTGTTCAGGTTGCTCTGATGCCCACGAATGAAACTGATCATCCCCTCTGATATCTTCAAAGTCAGGATGACGTTGTTGCAAAGTGGTTTCAGCTTCTTTCCGCAGTACTTCACCTTCACGTTGCCGCATAGAGTGTAGTTGCGATTCAAGTTCTGCTACCTGTCGCTGACTCTGTATATGTGCTACAGACTCAACAGTATTGTACAAATCAGGATATTCCTCTTTAAAACTTTCTAACTCTTGTTCAGATTTAGGTGGTCTATATTGAGGTTCGGCTTGTCTAGCTAAAGCAACAAGTTCTTGTTCTTTCTGCTTAAACTCTCCAAGCTTCTGATCATAATGTTTTTTTAGATCATCATATCTCTTCTTATAATTAGTACGCTTTTTAGGCTGTACTTCTTCCTCAGGGGCCTCTTTATTTGATTGGGTAGCCTGTGGTCGCTCGAAAAATAACCCTTCTGCTGTTCCTTGGTCTGGCGCATCTTCTGTGTGCCATTCTTTAGTTGAGTTGTAAGGGTTGCTAACTTGTTCTACTTCTGACATTCTCTATCTCCTTCACGGGGCTTGTGTCTTTGCAAGGTAGCCATATTAACTCCGTCGAGTTTATGGGGCTTGTCTCACCAAGGTAGCCGTAAAAATTATCGAAGACTAGGCATTCTATTTGCACCCATCATAAGCTTGTTGATTTCCTCATCTGTTTTATCCAGAGAGTTATCTCCTGCTTTTGAAGGGGTCATATAGCCACCATCAGCCTTCATTTGATAACCGCCATCAAAGGCACGTTCAGCATCGTCCATTATTACTTGGAGATTGTCTGCGCCTAATTGGTCGGTTGCTTTCTTGGTCATAACAAACTCTCCATCACTCAGTCGAGCGGGGATAGAATCTGATACACCTGTTCCGGGGCCGTCTACTTCACCAGCTCCCGAAAACTCTGAAGCAACTGTAATTACTTTGTCAATGATCTCTGATAATCGTGGATCACTTTCTAGTACAGTTGCCAAATAACTTTGTTCTTCGTCGTCAAGGGATTCATCCATGACATAGCCAAAATAATCATCTTCCATTTCATCATCTGGAAGTTGTGAGGCCATTGCTTCTTCCATTTCTTCTGGAGGTATATTATCGTAAGTATCTACAGGCATACCTTCTTCTGGAACCATTAGAGAGCCTTCTGCAAAAGGACGCTTCTTAGCAGCTCTATAACCCTCTTCCATCTTTCTATCCATCTCTCTTTGCCTCATTTCCTCTAGAGTATCTGGGTCTATAGTTTCCTCTCTGTCGTCTTCTGCTTCCTGTTTAGCTGCCTCTATTCTTTCTAAGTCCTCTAAAGCTCTTCTTCTTGTTTCTTCTTCTCTTGCTTCCTCAAGAGTATAGCCTTCGTCGCCTAATCCTTTAGGCTTACCACCTTTAGCTTTACCCTGTTTAGTTTTACTTAACATACTATTATTCATAATCTTTCCTATTCAATGCTTCTTCAACTTGGGCTGGGAGCGTATCTAGTTTAGCCAGAAAATTCATCTTCCCCTGACTGCGGTACAGCTCCAGTTCCGATGTTGCCCCCACCAGTACCTGTAGCTCCAAGGTCTTGAGGCTGTTCAGGTACTCCTGCATCGCCTCCCATTGGGCTTTGTCCTTGACCATTGGGGCCAGCTTCCGAGCTAGGTGCTTGTCCAGCATTGTTTTGCATTCCTATTATTTGTGCCGCTAATGCAGCTTCTTCAGGGTCATTCATCAGTTCATCTGGATCTAAGTCTAAGCTATACGCCAGCTCACTAATAAGTTTATTGATTTTAATAAATGGTGCAACGGCAGGATTAGCTGCTGTCTGGAGAAACATTGTAAGTCTCTGAGAACGTACTTCTTTCTGCATCAAGCTGTTTGTACCCGTAGCTTTTACTTCTAAATCGCCTTGTACACCCAGTTTAGATTCTAAAAATTGCATGTTCCACTGGAAATAAGCTTCACCTAGAGGCTTTAGAAGAAAGTCATCGAGGTTTTTAATAACAGTTTTAATGTTTAGAGAGGCTGCACCCAGTAGCATAGACATACCAGAAGCGGTTCGTGTCATACTTTGTACGCCTGTTTGACCATGACTGTACGAAGGGATGCCTGTTTGTTCATCAGCAAGCTGTCGGAACTTATCAAACATCTGCATGTTTTCATTGGTCGTATTGGGAAACTTTAAGCCATTAATAGCTGTCCCCGGAACACCTGCTTGTCTTCTGAAGACTTTACCGGGATATATTTCCATTGATTGACCACCCACAAGGGCAGTTTCATCTACGTCAAAGATCACAGAGCCTGATAAGGCAAGGTTGTCAATAGCCATACGTGCATGACCATTCATAATCTTTTGAGAGTCGTCCATATTCTCTGCTACGCCAATACCGAAGAAGCTGTAAGGGTTCTTTTCATAATTAAAAGAATGATAAGGTAGACGGAAAGGCGTAAAAGGGTTAACTACAGAACGTAGCATCTGACCGTTACAGATCCAAGCGTTGATTTGTACTTCATCTAGATCATCTACTTCGTCAGGAATTTCCATACCTACTTGGCGACAGTATTCAGCATCCATTGCGCCCCAATACTCTAGTACTTCGTATTGCGAAGCACCATACTCATCATTACGAGAGTCGTCTTTTAGTTCTTGTTCGTAATCTTCCGCTACATAGTTAGGCCCTAGCTGCAAACACTCTCTAATAGCGTCTTTATCAAAGTAAGGCATCTTACCTAGACTACGAAGCTGTGTGCGATTCATTTTATGTCTATGAAAAGCATACTCTGCTTCAGCCATAGTAGTTGCATTGGGATCAGGAAAGAAATCCCAGATACTGACAAACTCTAAACGAGGAACACGTACATCGACAGGAGAATAAGTACGTTCACCTTCTTCATTCTCGTCCCATCTATGTAATGTTTTATTAAAGTTGAATGGGCCTTTGACAATACCTGTTCCAAATAGAGATGCTTCGAATAGAGAGTTTCTTATCTCACTTGCACCATTAGATTCTTCTATTTGGTCATGTATAGTTTTTTCCATACGTCGAGCAGCCTTTTGTGCAGGGCTAATCTCTAGCAGTTGAGGATTTGCAGAAGGCCCTTCAGCCAATAAATCTTTTTCCTCTGCCTGTATGTCTAGTTTTTCATCTTCAAACTTACCTGTGCCATAAGTTGCACCTGCCTTTAGTACTCTACCGTCCCCTTCATAACCTACGTCATAAGGATTTTCAGTAGTTTCTTCCTCTTCTTCAGTTTCTTGTTCTTGACTTTGTGAAGTCTCGATGCCGGGAGCAGCCTTAAGGTGGGCATATTGAGAAATACCTTCAGGTACTTTAGTTTCACTTATACCAATAGGAAACTTATTAGCTCCAAAGACGACATCTACTAGTTGTCCATAGGCTGCTAACACTTTAGTCTTAGTAACTTTGACAAACACTCTAGACTTTTCAGATTCTCTGAATTTTATATTCTTACCATAAAGTCCACGATAGTTGTGGTAGGCCGTAAGCCAACGTTGCTCATCTAAGTCTCTTGCATTCTGGGCAGAAATATACCTATCAGCAATAAGACCTACTAAGTTGTTACGTAAGTTTTCTTCTAGCGTAAGCTGGAGGCCATCTTCACCTTCGATGCCTCCGAAGTAAACTTCATTTGCTGTTAAACTATTCTCTGACATAAATATACCGTTTATAAAGATTTAGCAAAAGTCATACTAGCACTGAATAACCCTTCTGCGTTTCTATTCAGATTCGCTCCAAATGTAGTTCCCTTTCGTGTAGTCTTTTGATAATGAAGACCGACTTGATTACCATCTCTGTTCCTACGAGCAGTAGCACTAACAGGGCCTTGTGCAAGTCTTACGGTAGTCTCCTTATTTCCGTCGTTATCTCTTTGGTGCTGACCTGAGATAGAAAAGTCGTTCTTATTATAACTACCTTTTACGATTGTATCTCTATAACCTTGACTATTTATATAACGTCTTGCAGAAGCTGTTATACCTTTGCCCTGTAAAGATCCAGTTACATCAGCACTAGAGTTATTGTTGTTACCACGCGCTCCAGCTTCTATAGAGGCTACATTGTTGTAGGTTGTTTGTTTAACAGTACCACCGTTATTATATTTTATTTTCGATTTTTTCATAAAAAGACCTTAAACCTTTTGCAATGCTGTAGTTAAAATACACAGAGTCCTTCTAAATTAGGAGAACCCTGCGTTAACTAGCTCTATAGTTCTTGGAACC